CATCGCCATAGCCGTTGCCGTTGCCGGAGCCACGGCCGTTGCCGAAGCCATCGCCGTTGCCGTAGCCATAGCCATCGCCGTTGCCGTAGCCATAGCCATCGCCGTTGCCAAAGCCGAAGCCGTAGCCATCGCCGTAGCCATTGCCATTGCCGTTGCCGTAGCCATAGCCGTAGCCACTGCCAACTGGGAATAAACTCGCCATGTTACCTCCTCCGCGTCGCTGTCGTGACAGTGCCGTAGCCATAGCCATAGCCATCGCCGTTGCCATCGCCGTAGCCGTAGCCATAGCCATCGCCGTCGCCGTCGCCGAAGCCGTTGCCGTAGCCATAGCCATTGCCGAAGCCGTTGCCGTAGCCATAGCCATTGCCGAAGCCGAAGCCGTAGCCGCCGCTGAAGCTGTAGCCAACTGGGAAAAGGCAGGGGAGAAACCCCGCCTCGACGCTAGTGACCTGCATCACAGACCCCAGTTGGCATCCACGGGAACTTTGAAGATGACGGAGCCCTTAGGAACGACGACGGGCTTTTCCATTTTGCGGAGTGTCACCTTGCTGGACTTGGGATCGGCAATAACACCGTCAAAGCCGACGCTTTCCCAACGGAACACCCAGACGGCGTTGCTCAAGAGAAATTCCTGAGTGGCCTCGTTAAATGTGGTGTCGCCGGCAAAGATCCAGCCACGGTCGATCACAACCACGTTGCGATTGCCAGACGGCAAAGTGTTTGCGTTGGATCCTTCCGGCACGTAGGTAACGCCGTTGATTTCAATGGTGGACAGGTTTGCAATTGCCATTTTTAAAATTTGGTAATGTGTTAATTTTTGAAAGTTGAAATACTAAGAGTGCATTTCAACGTGTTGTTTCCATGCAGCAGTGTGAATCTCTGCTGCAGTTACTGGAGTTGGATTCATGTTGTCGTCACTTGGCGCATAATCCAAGTATTCGGTAAGAAGTTCGTACGCTTCTTCAGCACACTCAGACAAACCTGGTGTGGTGTCCATCAAATGAAGCTTGTTTTGGTGCTGCACAATTTTAAGCAGCTCTCTTCGGATGAGGTTAAGCCTGCTTTCATCGCTTACACAGTAAGGAGGATGAGTAGAAATGAATTTCAGATGGTTGGACATTAGTAATCAACTCCGTAACTGTTGACTTGTTCTTTCCAGCCGCAATTAGCTTCGGCCTCCCATTCCTGGATTAGTCCTGGAGCCTCCTCAATTGCAACATCAACTACATTACCAATTTCATCAACAATTTCTTGTTGAGATTCCCCTGATTTTTGAAGGTTTGAATACAAAACAGCAATGGAATCACATAAACTGTTAACTGCGTTTTGCACCTCTTTATTTGAATAATTAGACATTATTACCCTCTCTTTCATCAAACACTTCTTCAGCAATTTCAAGATATTTTTCAATTGCCGGAAGTACTTCGTCCTCCAAGCACTCAATTTCACGTTCGTGCAATGGGTGGTTTTTGTCTAGACCGATGCGACGTTCAATGCGCTGCTTGATAACATACAGCATTGAAACTGGATCGTCAGATTCAATAGTAAACATTGAAACAATGCAAAGAACACGAGCAGTTTATAGTCATGCTCAGGACTGTAAAACTTAATCGTTTTCTAATATTTCCCAATCACCGTCTTCAATACCAAGTTTTTCTACAAACCTTTCAAGTTGCTTTTCTGTAAACCTTTTTAAAACTTTAAAATTTACTCCTTCTAGCCTGTCTTCTGTAATCTCAAGCCTGCATCTAGCAGCAGTGTAAGCAGGAGGGCTGGTTAAAGATTCAGATCCCCAGGAGTAAACCATGTCATCAACGTAAGCAATGATGATGATGCTGTTTTGCTCAAGGCTGATGCTCTCAATATCAATTCCGCTCATGGTCAAATCATGCCAAGAATGGACAACCAGCTGTGCGGATGGTCGGGTTCAACTTCATCCTCATCTGGAGTGAAGCAAACTGAATCAAACACCCATTCTTCGACTTCTTCCATTGTTGGAGCGCCGTACCATTCGCCCTTGAATTTGACGTACGGCCAGCCTTGGCGGTCCTGTACGGGCAAGCTGCAAAGACTGGTGTCTGCAGGTTCTGAACCCTCTTCCTCAGTCATTGGCTCGTAACCAAAAACTGAACCAATCAATTGCTGTTCGGAAAGCAGTGCCATGGTAATAGTGTCAAGGTGTGCAGAGTTTAATCAAGAACTTAGCTTTTGTAAGCTTTGTTCACAGTATGTAAAACTATTTTTTATGGCTGTTTATTAGGACCAACATATTGTTCGCCCCAATGTCGGCTAAACATTATGCTGTAACAAGTTTTGGAGCAGCTTTCTTCCTGGTAGTAGGCGTGAAGCCGGAGGAGTTCGCGGATCGCCTGCTCCTTGGAGAAGATGCAGACGTTTTCGACGGGATTAAAACTGTCTGCTTTCCACTCAAAGTCTCCAGTAGTTCCTTTGTTTCTTCGGACTTCATGGACGTTAATGACGGTTGGTTCCTTTTCCGTGATGTGGCAGAAGGTTTCGTACCAGTCGTTAAAACGGTGCAGGGTTTCTGCAATTGTTTCTTTTCCGAAAAAATCAGTGGCAAGCATTGGATAATGGTGATAATTGCCTGAGCTGTGACAATAAATGCTAAAACAAGAAGCTCAATGGGATGAGCTTCAGTAAGAGATTGTTTCATTGGGTTAAAGAGAAGAAGGCAAGAGATAGTCAGAAACTCTGCTATTTACAGCAGCGTTAATGGAATTAACTTTGAGAATAGGTGCGTTTGCTTGGATAGCGTGGCGAACTTTTTCTCCTCTAATCCAAGCCTCAGCTCGGATATATTTCCTGGGGCTGAGCTTAACGTAAGGACCCATCGCTGGAGTCAAATCTCCGGCAGGGAACATAAATAGCTCACCCTTTCCAAGGTGCTTAAAGCAAAGTTGTTGCGTGTGGTGGTAGTACATAGTAACTAGCAGGGAATGATACGAACACGTTCGTAAAGATACAAACGTGTTCGTAGGTGTCGGTAACTACTTCAGAAAGGAATTGCTTCCAAAGTAGGCTGAGCGACTGACAGCACAGTTTGTACTGCTTCAGGCTCAAGATCAACAGTGCCTTCTCCTGCAGCAGCCGCTTCAATTCGTTGAGCGGTGCTGATTTGTCCAAGGCGGACAGTTGAGGTTGACACTGCAATGACTTCCATGCGGCCACGGGGCTCGCCTTCGGGACTCATCCAAGTGTTGTAGCGCAGACGGTACTCCAGGGCAATGGTGTCACCCTTGTTGTAACGTGCAGCGATTTTGTCGCCAGCACCGTTGTAAACCGTGACTGGAATCGGGGAATCTTTCTCTTGGTTGTCAACCGGAGAAATACGGAACTCTGTGATCTTGAGCGAATCACTGGGAGTGCGTTGCGTGATGTCAGAAACAATGGTGCCGACAATGGTTCCGGAGTTAGCAGCAGACATGGTGGTAATAACAGGGTGTGCAGGTAGCATCCAAGGCCAGGCTACAATTGGCCATTTAAATTTAAAACTAATTCTTAAGGCTGTTCTTCGTGAAAATTACGCATTGTTTGATAAAGTTCTCCAACATCAGTCGGGAATTCACCAAGCGTTTTCACATTAATTTCACGCCAGCCATCCTCTTCATCTAATATTTCAAATCGAATCATTGTTGAATTAGTTCCGTACCAAGTGATACGCGCAGTTGGATCGTTTTTAGGGTAATAAGCAAGCATCAGAATTCACAGGCAGTTTGAAGTTCTAAAGCGTTGTCTTGACACATAGCTGCTAGGTCACGTTCTTCCTGGATGTCAGCCCACCTGGCTTCATCTCTGTATTCTTGGATTGTTGTGGCAATAATGCCAGCAGCGGTTATCTCTGGAGTGGCCTTATTTTCAGATGCCACTTGGCAAAGATAAGAGTAATCTTCGATTGAAATGCGGATGTTGCAGTAAACAGACATGTCAATCTTGGATAGGTTGTGCAGGGCCTTGAACTTGTACAACGGAGCGACAAGTAGCAGCTCCACGGTCGTACACAACTTTGTATACTCCGTGACAATTTTTAACGACGTGATCATTGTTAAAAACACGTCTAATTTCGGTTCCGGCAACTGCAATAATTGCTAGTGCCAGGATTGTTGGAATTGATTTCATGGGTAAAAGAACTCATCAGGCCAGGCATAACCTGGCGACAGGCAGGATGTAAAGTCCCACCTGTTTCGTTCTGAATTACACGTTAGCCAGTTTTCTGAGTCGCAAATCAAGGCTGTAGCAAAGGGTATAACCCTCTGCACGAAGTTCTTTTACAGCCTCTCTGACTCTTGGCAAAGGAGCTTCGTACAACTCGTACTTTGAAACTCCTTCTTGTGGGTTTACACGCAGCATTTCTGCGAAGTCGCCACGAAGAGTGACAAGCCAACCATCTTTATCAGAGGATTGGTACAAAAAAACTTCAGTCATGGTTGTATGCAGGTAAAGAACAAAAACAGTTTAACGTCATGTTCAGGACGTTGGATTAATGAACTATTCGGAATCCCCGGAACGTTCGTTCTGTAGCATTGGGAATATCATTGTCACCATTTAACAAACCTTCAATTTCAAGAGATATTTCTTTAACTTGTTGTTTTGAGACATCATTAATCTCTTTCTTGGTATCTTCAGACCACATAGGCTGTTTGTAATTTGGGTCAATTGCATTTGCAGCAATCCTTAAACCGGCCGATACCTGGCGCCTAAGCTTTGCCTTAACTTCAGGCTTTAAAAATTTGTAGCTAAGAACAGCTGATCCTGCTACAAAGCCGAGACGAATTAATGACATTGCAAAAATGCAAAAGGACAATTAAATAGAAACTATATCTAATGGCTGTTACTAAATAAGGTTGCTGCACGAAAGTGCAAGACGAAGTTCTTCTTCTAAATCATCAAGTTCTTTGTCATGTGTGCAAACTTTTAAAAATTGATAAAGTGCAATAGTTTCTTCTTGATTAATATCAAGAGTAAATACACTCTTAGTTTTGACGTTGGCCATGATGATACCTTGGTTGTGAGGTGCCCATCTCCTCAAAAGGCAATAACTGAGTGGGGGATTTGATCCCCCGGCATCGCGCCTAGACTCAGCCAAAGTTTGCTTCTTTCTCAAACTCACGTTTGAGCCATTTCAGCAAATCACGGTTTCCTGCGATAATTTCGTCTGCCGTTACAATGAACGGCGTAAGGTCGGAGGGCATATTGTCCATCCAAGCTTCAAAAGCCTGAAAAAACTCAAGGCGAAAAGCCTCAAGCTCTGGATCAATTTGCCCATCATCACGCCTAGCAAGCAGGCGTAGGTCTTGGATTTTGTGGTACACGCTGGCTTCAGTCACGGTGACGAAGGTAATAAAGTGTGCAGTGCCCATTGCTGGGCAATAACTGAGGGAGGACTTGCACCTCCCAGGCCGCTTAACGGCTCAGCGCAGGCTTAGGGCCTGATTGCATTGGCTACTTTGGTGCGCAGTTTCTGTCCTTGCGGGGACTTCCAAGCTGCAACAAGGCCAACTACCGTAGCGCCGATGGCTACTTTGACAACTACTTCTGTAAAGCAATTGGACTGAGGCTGTGACTGATCCATAACTTCAACTTCCGCTTCAACTGGAGCAGGCTCAGCGATGAAGGTGTTGTTCAGGAAATTTTCAAATTGATCGGGAGTCATTGTCTTCACGGTGATGATTAGTCAATAGGACATAAGTACAAGAACTACCTCTAACGGCTGTTCTTGTGCAGCTGAGGGCTGCATCTAAGGGTTATACCCCTGGAGGCAAACGTCAGTTACGTAGGTATTAATAGCTATAGCAAATTCCTCAATAGAGCAATAAGTGCTCAAAACAGTTTCCACAGGTCTTGCCGGATTTAAATTACCCCACAGAACATTTGGCGCCTGTCTTTCAGACCTATTGCGGCGCAAGGGTTTTGAAGGGAGTACAAGGGTTTATCCCCTAAAAACCGGTGTTTATGTCCTGATATGGTGTTTTATGTAGGTATATGTGTGCTATAGAGATTGATGACGGGGGACAATGCCCCCGCCTTGCGTTGGTAACTGCTTCTGTTAAGCAGCAATGCCTCCAGGGGCATAGCCAACTGCGTCAGATGCAAACTCCTCAACCCGGAGGATTATTGCGTCTGGATCGTACCTTAACGTTGAAACCACCGCTTGCTCTGCACTGGCGCCTAACCATGCAGTTGCAGCAAGTCTGCCGCGAGCGTAAAGCAAATCAGGGTAAGTGTGGAAAGTAGTAGCCATGTTCTTAATTGAATCGATGGGACACAACCACTAGAACTATCTCTTGCGGCTGTCTCTTAAACAAACACCGATCGCAGCAAGGGAACCCACCCCCACGCACTTAACTGTTGGGGCAGACCTTTCTTTTTTTCTTTCAGGCCCTTTCTGCTCACAGTGTTTGCTTGATTGCTACCGGAAATTTTACCCCAAAAAGGTAGTTTTTAAAGGCCGTTTAGGGGATGCAGTATGTTCACAGAGCTTAAAATCAAATATATAGAAATAAATTGGCAAAATGCCTGTATCTCCAGCAGATTTTGCTCTTTGGGCACGTGCAACCGGCAATAAATATCCAGAAACAGCAGAAGAAAAGCTTGCGGCAGCCCCGCATGCCTATACTTTTGCTAAAAACTTCGGCAAAACAGGTTCTTCTGTGCTCAATGAGCGGGTTGGTGGCTCAATCTTTTACAAACAACCTGTATCTGTACAAAACTCAGCTCCAAATTCTCTTTTTAACTCTCCAGTTACGCCTGATAACCGTGCTTCTAAAGTTGCGGGTACTCTTGATTCTTCTTTAACTTCTGAGCATTTTCAAAATCAAGAAGAGGATGAAATATCTGATCGCCGTGATCAACATTCGCTAATCAATAATGTAGGTAAAATTGCTTTAGGTGCAGGGGCCGTTGCTGCTGGCGCCGCACTTGCAACAAGTCCTAACGGACAACAAGCTTTACGTACTGCAGGAACGTACGTAAAAGAAAACGCCCAAAATATTGGCAACCGTGTTTTTAGTTTTCTAATGGGAACAGGGGGCGGCAATTATACAGATCCAGACATTATTCGTAATTCAGGAGATGTTACTCCTCCAACAACGTCTCAACGTTACAGCCAACAAAGTATTCCAAATGTAACCCAAGACGCTCAATTTGCTAAAGGTTCTGTCACTGGCTCGTCAGCTGATTTAACTGTTCCCACTACAACTGAATCGTACTCAGTTAAACCTATTACAGAGAGCGAGCGCATTACAACCAGCCAAACATTTGCCCCCAGGCAAAAAGAATATGAGGGCGGTTCTGCTGCTCTACAAAATCTTGAGCAACGTTATGCCCCATCTGATGAAGTTAGGGCTGCCCGTGTCAATGCAGCAACGCAAGCATTAATCGCCGCTGGTCGCACTGGCAGGGAGCCTTACCAAATGGAGATCCCTGGTGTAGGCGCTACGTTAATGTCGTTGCGTTCACCACTTTCAAATGTGGATTTAAATGACCCAAGTTTAGGTCTTTATAAAGAAAACGCAGAAACACCTATTGGTCCCAGCACTCATCAATATTCAGTTTTTGATCAACAACCTGCCAGTGTTAGTGAGCAAACTTCTTCTTTAATTCCTACAAATCCGTCTCAGTCATACCATTACGATAATCCTATTTTTACAACACGAACAGGACCTGGGCAACCTGCTTCCCATCTGTCTATTCCGCGTCCTAAACAAGGGCCAAACGTAATGACAAAACTTATGGGAAGTGGAGAAGAATATACAGATTCTCCGTACGTCACTGTAAGTTCGCCTTTTGAAAATGCTGCACCAATGGAAGGTGCCCGCGACGTAACAGGTTCTTTCTTAAAAGCTAAAATTCAACAACTTCCTGGTCCACGTGATATTGAGGCCAACGTCGCAACACGTACAGCGCAAGGGGTTTATCCGGAAGGACGTTTCTCCTCACTGGTTTCAGGAGAAGAATATGAGCCGGCTTTAGAAAGTCGTCCCGCCAGCATGATCGATCCCCGCATTGTTACGCGGGGAGCACAAGCTTTGCAAGAAAAACTTAACACTGCCCCTGGCGCCAAAGCAGATTGGTCAGAAAGAATTAATGCAAATGAACAAGCTAATTTAGGCCTGCTTGGTTTAAAACTTAAGAACGAAACAGATCCAAAAGCAGTAACGTTTCTAAAAAACATTACTTCTTTGCACAACATTACTGAAGATCCAAACTTGCTCATTGCCGGCGGACAAGGAGCAATGCCTATAAATGTAACTTTACCCGGTGGTGAAACAGTTCCTACGCGTTCATTCTTTAAACCGTTTGGAGCAGTTGGTGCAGGACCTGAATCAAACTTGACTCAAGTTCAAGCATTAGAAAATCGCCTGGTTGGTGCACAAACAGTTTTAAACAATACGAGGCTGCAAGTATTAAATGAACTGGGATTAGATCCTAAACACCAGCTTTCTAATCTGACTGGTGCACAATACAAATCCCTTTCGCCTGCAACGCAAACTCAACTGTCTGCAGCTCATGCAAATCTGGCAGATGTAACAGAACGTTATAACCGAGCCAAAGATTTTCAATACCGCTATTCAATTCCTGAAAATGTTTTAGAAGGTACAAAAACAACTCCAGTTATCAGTCCTACAACAGGAGAAGTTGTTGGCATGACAAGTGTTCCGGAAGAAAAAGCTTTAAGTCCTCTTGAGTACTATAAAATTCGTTCGCAAGGTGGTGTAGGCCGACAAGAAGTTGGTGGCGTTGGCCGTCGTCGTGACGCATTAGCCAGTGAACACGGATACAGCCTTAAACCATCTTCTAGCCTGGTGCAGGGTTCTTTATCTGATGTTTCTCCAGTTCTTTATCAAATTGAACATCCAGAGACAGGAGAAAAAATGGTAGTGCCTGCTGATTCTGTTTCACTTACAGAAATTGCACACGGTACTGCACGACCTATTGCCGGAACTTCAGTTGAACCTTCTCGCGTCCTTGGAAGAGGAGATCGTCCCTATAGAGGAATTTCAGCAGACGTTATCAGTAAAGAATCGTTTGACCCAACTGTTCGTGCGGCACTACTTCAAGCATTTCCTAACCGTGAAACACCAGAGGGTTTAATTTACGCTGAGGGTGCCATGGAGCGACCCGCTGGTGGCACTAATCCTGCTGCTGGCACACGATTCTTTACCCAACGTCCTGCTCCAGCTGGTAGCCCACGCGCCGCAGAACGTGAACAATACAAACAAGAAATTGGAGAAATTGCTGCTGGAACGCGAGCCCCTGGTTCAGTTGCACCTTTTATGCACCAAGGTAGAAAAACAGAAGATGTTTCTGGTGTAAAAGGAGGCCAAGTAATTACCAGGCAGCCAGCAGCTGAAGAAGCTGCATTTAGAAACAAAGCTTTACTTAAAGCCGCAGTTGCAAAAGTTTCTTCCGGCAACGAACCTATGCACGTTGACGAGCCTCATTCAACAACTCCGCACATTGTTCATGAGTTCCAACCTACACAATTAACGATCCCAGGTGCTGGCATGAGCCCGCAAGTACGCCAATCTCAGGCTGATGTAGAAGCTGCTGCTTTAGCTAACTACATGGCCCAACGTGCCCCAGGACGTTCATTAGGTTCTCAGCTTCAACGTGCGCTGTCCAACGCAGCGGCTTATCAGCCCTCCCTCTTCTGATAATTGTCCCTGCTAAATTGTATCTAGATAAAGAGTAGCCATGGTTCCTTTAATCCCGTTCGTTCTTCCTGTTGCTGGCGCCGCAGTTGGTGTCGGTTTAGTAAAAGCAACTAAGTGGGCCAATAATCAAAAAATTACAAAAACGCTCCTTAAAATTGGTCCCAACGTTGCCAAAATTTATGACGTTATTGACCCAATTTTGGCCAACAATTTAGCAAAATGGAACGGTTCTCAAGTTGACCAAGCGTTCGATATCACTATCAAATCTCTTTCTGACGGTAAACTTACAGATACAGAAGTTAAAAACGTTGCTGCCCATCTTGCAGAAAAGTTTTTACCTCAAGTAGCTGCCGACAAAACCAATGCTTTTGCTGCAGCCCTGGAAAAACCCGTAGCTGTAACTGCTTCTGAAGTTGTAAGTTCTGCCGTTACTGGTGTCCTAACTTCTGATCTTGCTATCAATCAAGTTAAGAATCTTTTTGGTAAAAAATAAACATGGCTGAAGATAGCAATTGGATTAAAGGGGCTATCAAGCACCCAGGGGCTTTTACCAAAAAAGCCGAAGAACGTGGCATGTCTGTATCAGAATTAGCTGAGCAAGTAACTGCTAATCCTGATAAGTACGATGAACGCACAGTAAAACAAGCCAACTTAGCAAAAACTCTTAAAAAATTACGCAAACATAAAAACGGATAAAGCGTACTAATGAATTCACCTCCGTTTAGTCAGAACTATAACTCAACAGGAAAGGCTTTTCTTGCCGGCAAACCCGCTGACGCTGGAACTCTAGGACCTTACCCACGTTCTGGCAGCGACCCAGAAGCAATAAAGAACGGATTTGTTGCACAGTTGGCAAAAAATCCACCAGCCAAATTTCTTTATAGTTCGGGATTTTTTAATAAGGCCGCTGAAGAAAGACGTAACTATTACGATAATTTAGGATACGATTCTTTTAATTCTAATAACCCAGACGATAACAAAATTGCTTATGATTTTATTGGTAAATATATTGCAGATAACGGCTTAGTCCCACAAGAAGAAAAAGTCCTACCTGAAAATGCTTACGCTTTTAGGTCGCAACAACCCGGAGAAAATGTTGGGCCAGATAGTAAATACCTTGGTGCTGCTAAACTTGATACACCAGGAAATAATGGCGTTAACGTCTAATGGGTATCCTAAATAAAATTAGAATGGCTGGTACTGCGTTAGGTAATTACGCAACTAGCCCTGAGACTGCAAAGGCTCTCGCTCAAAAAATTGCGTTGGATACTGCAGTAGGTACAGCGGCTTCTCAGTTAATTCCTCGCATCCAAGGAACGCCACCGCAGCCCCTAGCAGCTTCTGTAGGAAACGCTGCACTAGGGTCCGCTTTAAGCTCCCCAATGGCTGGAGCCGCCACTGCAATGGGAGTACATCCTCAAGTCGCTGGCCTCGCTGGAACGCTCACAGCCGCTGCAGGAATGTCGGCACTTTCCAACATGCAGCAACCTTCCAGAAACATCGATCCTGAAATTAATCAATCAGGGGTAACACCTCTTCAGGAATACATGCAGCTTCAGCGGTTTCATGCAGGGTTAGAGCAACAAAGGTATAACAACGAAATTATGTTAGCCAGAGTTAAAAATTCTAAGCCAGAATCTACTGAAGTTGTTCACAGAAATCCAAGTGCCGAGTTTGAAAGTATACGACAAATGTTAATGCCTGACGTTAAATACGGTTAAGGGTGAATAATAAAAATGAACCCAAACACAAATACAAATTATTTAACAAACAGCCTATCTAAAGCAAAAGAATTTTTGCAGTTAGCTTCGACTGCGGTAAGAGAGAATATTAACCAATCTCGATACGGAACATACATGTCTTCTGCTGGCCCAGCAGTAAACGCACGTAACATTCCTAAATCGCCGGCGGACCTTCCTGACACTGCTGCAACAGTTGTTAGTGATTTACTAACTGATCAAACTCGGCGCCAGGTTTGGAAAACTACAAACCCGTTCAGAATGGCCGGAGAAATCGGAACTAAAGTTGCCGCTGCTGCTGGCATGGATCCAGTTACTGGCGCAGCCGTCGCATTAGGTACTCCAATTGTTTTGGCAACACTTGGTAATCGTTACGGCAGCATCCAGGAAGGATTGCGTCCTAAAGGATATAAATCCGTCATTCCTGTTTCTAAAGAAGAAGATCCAAGTGGCCGCACTTCTATGTCTAAAGTAGGTGAAGCTGCAATGCGATTTGGTCTTGGCCAAACCAGCCAGATCTTACCCTGGCAGGATTTTAAACAAGAACGTCCGGACATTGCACCGTCTACGTACTCCAATTACAGAAGGTACGAAAACAGTAAACCTGAACCAGGGAAACTTGCAAGTATTGATCCAGAAACTGGAACGTTTACTACAGCAGGCGGTTTTGTGCGCGGCACAACCCGTGGCTTAAATGATCCTGAAATTCGCATTAAGGGTTTTCCAATTACTTTGAGCAGTGCCCTTGGAACAGCAGCAGGATTAGCAGCGACAGGGTTAGCTTACAACGCATTGCCAAATAGCATGAAAACTGCACGTTCAGTAATTGATCCCGCCGGCTCAATTAAACGGCAAGTAAATGAATCAACAGGTGAGATTAATATGAGCCTGCCAAGAAATTATTATCCTTCTACCGCTACAACTGCAGGCGTCCTTGCCGCTGGCGTCGGCACCGCCGCACTTGTGTCCCACATTGCTAAAAAGACTTTGCAGAAAGTTTCTGATAACCGACTCAAAAAAGATGATCCTGTAGAATACCTTAAGCACAAACACGGTTCCCTAGAACAAGCTAGCAATGCTTTAGGTCAACCAAATGTCAATAACTGGCAGCAATTAGTACCTTACGTAAACTGATGGCATACGACGATTTAGGATATAATTTCGGGTACGGATCTAATCCCAGCCCTAGTTTTTTTACCCCATCTAACGACGCATTTGATGCCTCTAAAGCTTGGGGGCCTAGTACAAATTGGTCACCTTCAACTTACGATTGGAGCGGTAAAAATACAAATAATCCAGACTTCACTAGCATGTTAAAGTCTCAGACTTTTAGCGAAAAACCTACAGCACGTGAAGGATATAATCTTGCTACTGAAGTAGCAAAAGCTATTCCCAAAGCAATTTCTGCATTTGGCGGACAACCGGGAAGCCGTAGATTTGAAGTTGGAAGCAGGCAAGGAGGGTACGGAAGCGGATCTTTAGACGAAAGTGAACTCAGCTCTAATAACGGAACAGTAAGAAAAGCAGGCGACTTAATTTTTGTAACTCCTCCGCAACAGCAGTATGTAACCACTCCAGGGAAACGTAGTTTAGCAAGCACATTATTGGGGGTAGCCGCTCCAATTGCCGGAGCATTGACGGGGCCATTAGGAGTAGTTGGAGCGGCTGCTGCAGGAAGTGCCCTAAGCGGGCTTAGCTCAATAGTTTGATAAAAGTATTCGCATTAAAATGTAATCAATAGGATTTTTCATTATGTGGCCAGTAGCGTTAGGTAGTGCTGCTTTAGGAGGGTTAACCGGCGGTTTAACTGCTTATCAACAAAGTGGTGGAGATTTGGGCAAAACTCTTGGAGCCACTGCCATTGGCGCTGGTTTAGGAGCATTTTCACCTGCAGCTTTCCGAATGGCTGGCCAAGCTTTGGCGGATAGTGGTCTTTTAGCTACGGCTGCAGGAGGCGCAACTTCCGCCCTTGGTAAATTAGGCTTGGCTGGTAAGCTTGGTTTACCTGCTACTGTGTCGGAACAAGCTGCCCGAACAGCCATAGGTAATGTAGGTAAACTTGGGGCAAGCTTTGCTATTCCCGTTGTTGCCGCTGGGGCTGCTGGTATTCCCGGTCAAGTTCTTAGGGGTGGTGCAGGATTAGGCGCTGCTGTTGGTGTTCCAGGTTTAGCTCCAGACCGTGTCGGTCAGTTTAACCCTGGCGCCGCGCTTTCCCCTGAAATTGCTGCAGCAAATCATCCTTATTCTTACCTAGACGCAACTAACCCTGTTGGTCCCATGGGCACTGCGCGTACAGCCGCAATGTTAGATAATGACGTACAAGTTAGAAATATGTTAAATATGGCTAATGCTCAATACCCTATTATGAGCCAAGCCAAAAAAGACGAAATGGCTCGTCAACTGGCAGCAGCTCAAATTCGCGCTAACATCGGAATTAATGCTGAAGCCATGCTTGGTGGTTTAAGAACTTCTCAAACTATGGGAATCAATGCTGCCAACCAAATGGGTGATGCACTTGCTAAGCAATATCAATACGGCTGATCTTAAACTGATAACACTACAGCATTATTAACATGGCAAATTCGCAAAGTATTAATAGTGGTAATAGTTATCCAGATTTTAGCGGCATGCAAAGTCGTATAAGTAAACTTAATCCTTATTTTTCTTACAATTACGCACCAACTTTTCCAGGTTATTCTGACAGCCCTTCTTCTTACGTTGCCACGCAAACCTCTTCTCCAATTCCTGAAGGATTAAGTTCCCAATCTAAAAGCATACTGCAAGATTTTCTAGATATTCAGCCTTATGTAGAAGAATCTACTAACAGAATGGCGCGAAACCAAGCTAATCTTAACTTAGAACAGATGGCTGCAAGCTATCCGTTTATCAGTAAAGCGGCTGAAGAAGCGTCACGACGTAGTATTGCTGGCACAAAAGAAGTTAGTTATTTTAAAGATCTTCTTCCTTCAGCTGCACAAAATCGAATGCTTGCAGGTAGTTCTGCTTTTTCTCAAGAAGCACAAACCATAGCAGCACAACAGGATGCTGCTTCTAGGTTTGGAGCCCTTAATTTTTTGCGCAAGTATGCAGGATAATTTGCGTAACCAATTTTGCGTTTATACTAGTACTTAAGAGAATTTAAACAATGGCAAACGCACCTATTGAAGTACCAACTCAGTCATTTGCTAGTCAGCTAGCACTTGACCAATTGGCACAAGCACAAGCAGAAAAAAATGGTGCAACAGCGTTTCAAATGGATTTAATCCAAAAAGATTGGGATACTGGGCAAGACATCCGACTTAACCAAGCAAACGCAGCAGAAACGCGACTCACCCAAGAAAGTGCTGGCGTACAAGCGCGGGCAAATTTAGCAGCTGGTGGCGAGCAAGATCGTTTAAATATCGGAGCACAACTTGGAGCAAACCTTGCCTTAGGTGCGCAAAACATTGAAGGGCAACAGAGATTTGCGCAAGTTCAAGGAGAAGAAACAAGAAAAACTACAGTTACTGCCGGTGAACAACAAAGGCTCGCTTTACAGCAACAAGGCTTAAACGATCAACAAATTGCGCAAATTCAAGGGTTAACAGCAAGAGACACTGCAACTATCCAGGGTTTATCTGCTCAACAAATTGCCCAAATCCAAGCTGGCGGAGCAACTGAAGTTGCTAGAACACAAGGATTATCTGCTCAAGCAGTTGCAGCAATTCAAAGTTTGTCAGCATCACAAGTTGCTGCAATTCAAGGACAATCCGCTCTTGGAGTTGCACAAGCCCAAGCTGGGGCACAACTTGGTTCCGCACAATTTGCAGCTCAAGCACAACTAGGATCTGCACAAGCAGCAGCTCAAGCACAACTAGGATCTGCCCAAATTGCAGGTCAATCTGCTGTTGACGTTGCTAGAACTCAAGGATTATCCGCAGCGCAAGTTGCTCAAATCCAAGGCTTATCAGCATCCCAAGTTGCACAGATTCAGGGGTTGTCTGCATCACAAGTTGCCCAAATCCAAGCCGGTGGAGCAATCGGAGTTGCACAAGCTCAAGGATTGTCCGCGCAAACAGTTGCAACAATTCAAGGATTATCTGCACAGCAACTTCAAGTAATTCAAAATCAAGGAGCACTTGCTCAAGTCCAAGCTCAAGGGCAATCAGCTCAGAAAGTTGCGCAAACCCAAGCCGGCGCGCAACTTGGATCTGCACAAATTGCAGGGCAATCAGCTCAGCAAGTGGCACAGACCCAGGCCGGTGCACAAACAAGAACTGCCGAAATCGGCGCCGGAGCACAAACCGGGGTTGCTCAAATCCAAGGCCAATCACAACTTGCAGCCGTTAAAGCGCAAGCTGAAGGCCAGATAGGCGTTACAAGAGCGGCAGGAGAAGAAAGCCGCCTTACTTCTGCTCAAGATATTGCCCTGTCTGGCAGCCAACAAAGGCAGACCGCAGAAACTACAGGACAACAACAGCGTCTTGCCATTGGCGCCACAGGAGAACAAGAGCGTCAAACAGCACAAACTACCGGAGAGCAGCAACGTCTTGCCATTGGCGCAACCGGAGAACAAACAAGATTAACTTCGCAAACTGAAGGCGAACAAGCTCGCTTAACGCAGGAACAAGGAATCACCCTTAGTGGCCAACAAAAAATTAAAGAAATTAATACTCAAGGTGAGCAAGAACGTAAAACTTTCCTTCAAAAATATACACAAGATAATTACGTTGCACAGCGTAATCGTGATTGGTCAAAAGACGCTTACCGAGTATGAAGAATTGGATTGAGCAATTAACAGAGAAAGATAAAGAATCTTTTGTTACTTTTTGTAAGCAAACTTCTTCTCCAATTCAAATGTATCTGTATTCCCGATTTCTCGGGTTTACAGGTTCAATTGTTGAATGCAGTGAGTGGTCTGCATCAGAATTTAAAAAGAGAAATTTTAATGCAATTCTGGAAATGGAAATTGATTCCATGCAACAAGATATTGCAAAATTACGCGATGCAATTGATCTTGGTTTAGTTAAACAAGATATGGGAACTGCACGTATTGCAATGTTGCAGAAAGAATTACGCGGTTCAATTAAGCAGCTAAATGATGAAAAGCTTTTAACAGATAAACAAGGTTTAATCCTTGCTGGCGCTGACCGGGCTTTGCGTGAAATGCTTTTAATTTTCCGTGACGACCCAATTGAAGGTCCTCTCCAAGAAGCTTCAATGGCTGTGTGGACAAAAATTTTGCAAGAAGAATCCTAAGGTTTAGTACCTTAAGCTGGGGTGGTATTACCCCCTTTTGGGGTAACTTTGAGATAAGTGGCAGGCACCTCTTTATATTCAGTTTACCGTCGAACTGCAAGAGCAGCAGCAAAACAACAAGTTGTTAAAAAAACATCCAGCATTGATGTAGAAAAAGCGCGAGTTGATTTTGCTTATTTTTGTGATGTTGTCGGTGATAAACCACCAGCTGAGCATCATAAAGAATGGCACCGATATTTATGCACCGACGAAAATACTGAGTGTTTAATCGGAATTGGTGGACCCAACATTGACATCCTGGCACCAAGGGGATCAGCAAAATCCACTGTTTTAGGTCTTTACACTGCTTGGTCTATTGGTGTACACGCTCTTCATAAACAACCGCTAAAAATTCTGTACATTTCTTATACAGTTGATGTAGCACGACCAAAAAGCGCAGCTATTAAACGCATCATTGAAGAAAGTAAATTATATAGAGAAATCTTTCCTACTGTAAAAATTGCCAAAGGTATTAACTCTAATGAGTATTGGAGCATTGATTGGAAATTTGCAGGCATTAAATCTACTGGCGAAGAAGAATTTACTATTTGTTGCGCTGGACTTAAAGGTGCTGTTACTTCTAAACGTAGCCATTTATGTATACTTGATGACGTAGTAAAAAGCGCAGACGATATTAAAAACCGAGACATACGACAAATGATGGAAGATAACTGGAATTCAGTTATTGTTCCAACTATGTTTGAAGGAGGCAGGGCAATTTGTTTGGGTACCAGGTTTAGGCACGATGATATTCACAGCACTACATTTACACCAGCTAACGATTGGATTCAAATTGTTCAATCATCAATTACTATTGATGAGCAGGGAGATGAAGTTTCATACTGGCCTTCCATGTGGTCGCTTGAGTACCTTCAAGACCGCCGTCGTCAGGCACCCATTAGCTTTAGTTTTCAGTATCAAAACCAAATTGTACAAACAAGTGAGTTATCAATCTCACCTGATTTAATTGTTAAAGGTTCAGTACCAACTGAATTTGATGCCCTTGGCATTGGCGTCGACCTTTCTGCTGGCATAAGAGAAAGAAACGATTACACGGTCATGGTGTTAGGTGGCAGAGCTGGAAATAAAATTCACATCATTGATTGCAAACGAATTCGGATTATGGGCAACCTGGAAAAACTAGAGTCCTTAATGGAAATGTGCTACGAGTGGGGAATAGTACATAAAGAAAACAATCAGTACCACCCCAGTGGGAGCAGCATTGATATTTGGTCTGAAGCAGTTGCGTACCAAGCTTCGCTAGAAGCAGATTTTAAACGCATTTGCCAAGGTGAGCACGGACTTTACAATCTAAATTGGCACCCAGTCAAAGGTTTTCGCGGAGATAAAGTGGCAAGGTTTAGGGGAATTATGGGGCTGTTTGAACAACGTAAACTTGTGTTTAACAAATACCGTAAATTTCAAGCGTTAACAGATGAGATTGTAAATTTTGGAGTTAGTTCACACGACGACTGTGTTGACGCACTTGTTTGGCTTTGTAACGGATTAATGACCAGAGGGAAACTGGAGTTGGAATATTAAGGGTAAAGTATTCTGGATTTACACTAATAAAACCATTTAACAATGTCCACTGGCTATTACGTTATTGAGTTAGATCAAGATTCGTACGGCTCTGCCGTTATTCCTCTGCCTGACGAATTGTGCCACGACATGGGATTGGTCCCTGGTGAGCGATTTGACATTGAAGTGGAAGATGACGTTATTACGCTCAAAAGGCTACACGCTGGATCTGAACCTGAGGCATAATAGTTAAAGCACGTTTTTGAGCATGTCTGAAAACAAAACCATCTTAAGCGATTTTATTAAGTCAGTCGTCAATAGGGACTCTGATGGTGGCGCCGACACCATGCTTTTAAATGCCCATTTAGCCCAAATGAAAATGTTTGGGATTCGGCAAGGTGTTGAGTTCTACCCGCATCAAGATAATTTTGGCACTCAAAGATTTGATTTTATTCAACAAGTCATTAAATTCAATAAATTAGATGCCCGCCTTGATTCAATGTGGGACAGATTTTTATCTTACGGAAAAGGTTTATTTTATATTCGACCGACTAAAAAAACTTACAGGTTGTATTGGTTTGATAAAGATTTTTATCGTACTTACTATACTCCTGAAGGTGAACTAGAAGAAGTAATTATTATTTATTCGTACAAAGTTAAATCCAATCGCGGTTTTTCCGGAGTAGGACTTTCTACAGATAAACGGTACATGCGTTTACGTATTACTGCAGAAAAAATTGAAGAATGCCATAGCGAGCAGGAATTATCTTTTGACACTCCTGTTGAATTTGCAACTTTAGGCAACACAACTACTTCAGAAAATACCATGGAATTTATTCCGTGCGTTGAAGTATTTAACAATCCAGATGCTTTTGGAACTGAGGGCCACGGTGAATTTGAATGGCTTTCTAACCAAATCATTGCTCATGATGAAATGGTTAAAAACATCAGAGCAAACCTTTCTTTCTTTGGTAATCCAACACTTCTTTCGTCGCGGCCGAAGCAAGATATTATTGAAAAAACTGATGGTGATATTTCCCAAAGGCCCAGTATTTCCAGTCAATCTGGGTTCCAATCAGAGTTCAGCCTGTCAAGCTCTACGTATAAATCAGATAACGTAACTAGGCAAAATCCTGGATACTACGGCAAACCAGGAAGCGGGATGAGAGTTCCAAGGGTTATTGCAAACCTAGAACCAACAGATCGTGTTGGTTTTATTACTCCTAACGCAATTAGTGCAGATCAGGCCAGGTATGCCGAACAGCTTCGTAGTGAGATCCGGCTTGCTTTGGGTGGTATCGACGACCTTAGTATTACAAACGTAACTGCTACGGAGATTAAATCAGCTTATGGACGGGTAAGTGCAACTGCTAAGAAAAAGTGCTTGCAACTTTATACCTACGGTATTTGCAAGTGTCTTGAATTAATGATCTTTCAGGAGGAACAGATTTTCCGCAAGTCCTTAGCTTTTGCTTTAGGAATTAAATATCCTGTTGCTCCTGAAGATCCCAATGATGTGGTCTTAACAGAAAAATTTGAAAAACAAAAAGCACAATATGAAAAGAAACTTCAAAAAGCAATTGATAATGCAGTAGAAACAAAAACTATCCCCCCAGGTGTTCTTGGTCTTGCTCCTGATGGGGACCGAACTGTTGCCTGGCGCTGGATGGGTCCTGTTTATGAAGACACAACTCAAGACAAATTAAACCAATCTATTTTTACTAGAAATTTACAGGAGTTAGGTGTTGATAGCATAGAAGCACTGAAGTATTTATTCCCATCAAAAACGGACGATGAAGTTGCTGGCATGCTCAGCGGATTCCCGTTCCGAATGGTGGGAGAAGTACAGAGGGCAATGGCCACATTTATTGATCTCGTAAATCAAGAAATGAGGACACCGCATCCACAGCAACCAAACATGCCGATGGCTGCGGATCCGAGACTAGATCTCACCCCCTTCCTTTACCGAACACTTGAAAGCCTACAAAAAGAGGTAACCTATGCAGGCCGATACCGCAATGCCGATCCAATCGGCACCCCAAGTATCCCCGACCCAGCCGATCAGCTACGCGGCTCCAGTAATGCAACAAACGGCGGCTCAGGCTCCGGCGGTATCGACAACCCCGCAATGGGTGTCCCAGTATCAGCAGGTATCGGCCCCAGCCCCGCAAATGCAGGCTCAAATGGGGGTCCAGCAACCCCAGTACAGCCCTACAGCGTCGTACCCCCAAGCTTACCAGGCAGCCCCACAGGCGCCCCAATCGGAGAACCCCTACAAGGAGGCGTTCAACCGGGTGGTGGGGCTCCTGAGTTCGCCCGTCCAATTCCCCTTCCAGGGTCAACAATCGACCGCGACTCAACAAACCGTACCGGCCAATTACAGTTCCCCGGTGGCACCGGTCCAGTACGGCAACCAGGCGATGCCGACCTATACGCCTGGGAACAGCAGCAACCAGGCTTACTACAACAACTCTTCCCCAACTTCACAAGAAATTACAACCCGCCAGCTCCAAGCAAACGGGGTAAGTGATGCCAGCCTGCAAGTCATTGATTATTTCGGTGCTGATTGCCCCGCCATTCTCAATGGCTACGCTTGCAAAGTTGAAGACGCACTGATTGCAACCAACGCCCAGCTGGAACAAGCAGTTGCGCTGCTTCAGGAAATGTCTCAAGAGCACCGTGCTTACGAAACAATTCTGACTGATCCCGACGTTCTTGCTGATTACACTTGCGAGTATTTTGGTCCTAACGGTCCTTATCCGATCCCTGACGAAGCTCCTGTTTACGGCACACAAATTGGTCAGCAATTTGTTCGTCCCGCTGCAGTTGCTCCCCAGCGTCCTGAAATGCCCGCTCCTCCTCAGCCCCAGTCCTACGGCAATCCCGGAGATTTCTGGAACAGCTTTGGTGCCCTGTCCGAGCGTGATCCCGTCAATGCCTGGCGCTATCTAAATCAAGCTCAAGCTAATCCCGAAGTCTTCCGCCAGAAACTTCTGGTCATGGAGTGATACTCGGAAAACAGATAAATTACGTTTATCAGAAAAACAAGTAAATGTAGAATGGGAGGTAGCAATGGCTGCCTCCCTTTTTATTTGTTAACATGGCCGTATTAGATAAAGTAGGAGCATTCCTTTCTCAGATTGGCGCAGAAGCCGCACCAATTGCAAGGCAAGTTGGAACCAATGTTCTTCGTAGAGGTTCAAACGTAGCTGCAGCTGCTTCCGATGTTCTTCACTCCAAGGCTAATGCTTTGGGAGGTTTTAATCCAAATGCTGAACAATTGGCACTTGATTTGGGATTAGGGCAGAGTACGCCTTCAGCATTTAGCCAAATGGGTGCTCGCGTTGCACAACAAGGTGCAAACAATTTAGCTGGTATTTCTGATGCGCTTTATACAGGATCTAACGCTGTTAGAAATATGGGTGTTGGTGGACAACAATTAGCACTTGATTTGGGATTAGGACAAAATACGAACTCAATGTTTAACAATATTAACGCAAATGCTCAAGCTTTTGGTGCAAATATTGCCCGTTCAGGCGCAACAACTATGGGTTCAATTGGAAATAAATTAGCTAACTTAGGTTTACCTAATTCAGCCGCATCAATGCAGTCAGGTGGCGCTGCTTTAAATAATTTAAATCCCCAACAATTAGCAATGCTTGGTTATGGAGCCGCTGGTTTAGGCGGTGTTACTGCTGGGACAGCAGCCGCCATTTTAGAAAATAAAAGAAAGCGCAAAGCGGGACAGTACTTAGCTGCTCAA